ATATCCCGAAGGTCAGAAGCCACCGGAAGGTCAAGAACTCGAAGAGCCAAATGATGAAGATGTTAAAAAATTCGATTTAGAAATTCAGGATTACTCTGCGGAGCAAGATTACGAAGATCGAGATCGAAGCGTAGGAGATGAATGATAGGACACAGACAGTTATCTCAATTCTCAATGAAAAATAAAGCCTTGCTAGACATTTCTAGCAAGGCTGGGTGTTATGGCTGTTGTAAGATTTTTGATGCATCTGAAATTGTAAAATATACAGATGATGGCAATACGGGTCTGTGTCCATACTGCTTAGTCGATGCAGTAGTTGGTGATGCTTCGGGATATGCACTCACCGAAGACAGTTTAAAGGTTGCAAATAAATATTGGTTTTAGTACCAAGGTCCACTATTTTCGATTTTGTCGTTTACTCTTATCAATTGATAAAACATGACACCTATCGCCAAGCCAATTAAGGCAGACGAAAAGGACATCTCTAGTAAAGCGACAAAAACGATTAGGACGGGAAGTATCATAGGAAGATACTTGCCAACCTTTGCGTAGAGGCCGCAGCACTCATCACATTTACAACCGTTGTTATCTTTTTTGAAAAATTTCATTCTTCGTTATCCTCTTGCCTTGAATCGAAATATTTTTTTATTTCATTGTGCATTCCGTATTTATCACTTGCCCACTCATAAACATCATTGACCAATTTAATATCAATCTTTGGATCATACTCATAATTTAAAATAATGTCATGACGTTCCATGTATCCACGATTTTTAAGACTGCCGTGCCAAAGATGATAAATATCAACCGGCACATAATCTAATACTGGCTTTTTCTTCTTTAACTCACCACACCAATCCATCATATCAGATTTCATAGCTTCAGTGAATTTAGCAGCAAACCCATGTATATCCCAAGAATCTAAGTAACAATCAACTAAAAAAGTATCACCGCTACCCACAATATTCTTATCATAAATTCCAATGTCTTCAAAAACATCACGTCTGGCAGACCATGCAAATCCCGGTACGGAAAATGGCAATTGTTTGCGACGACGACGTTCGAGCCAATTTTTATGAATAATCTTTTGCCAAATTACACTTTGAATGGCCATAATTTTTGTGCCATCATATTGCAACATGCCTTTTGGCATATAGCAAACTTTCTTAAATAATTGGACTATATTTGCTTTTTGTAATCTATCAACTGCTTGTTGTGCCCAATCATCAGACGAAAACAAAACATCACAATCTAACCAACCAAAATAATCACAGTCAGAGGGCAATTTAGAGATACCATAATTGATAAGTCTCTCTTTCTGCCACATAATGCTATTGCTTTTTAATCTATAAACACCCTCTGTTTCGGGTATTTGAAATTCATCATCATTAAAGGCACATTCTACAGTAATCAACCTAACATTTTGTCTTCTAAGCTGTTCCGCAAAGATATGATAATTGTTCAGCAGGGTTTTGTATTTTGCTGGATTGAAGAATACGGTAATGGCGCAGAATCTGTTCATTTAGCTCCTTCTTGAATGGCAATGTAAACACTCTCGGTTATATATCTGCCAGAAAGACCAAAATGAAAAAATTTATGCAGAACTAAATTATGGAAGGTCACCAGTAGCACTATCCGCCATATTCGGAGCAAGCATATCGGGTTCAGATCGGTCAAGACCTCTCTTCATTACTGTCCTGACACGGTTCAAATCAGTTGCATTCATCTTATCTAAAATACCATGAATTTCGTCATCACCTAAAGATCGCAAAAAAGAAATTGTACGACCTTTATATCTGCCAAGAGCTTTAGCCAAAGCTCTGGTTATTTGTCCTACGTCGCCAGCTACATCTTTATTAAGGCTAAGGCCACCTGTAATTTCGTGCCCCGAAGTGCGGTCGGCGGCGGAAAACCCTTCTTGAACAGCCACATAATCATGAAACGATAACATTTTTTCTCCTTTTTCGTGTCTTTCTGCATACTTATATACAAGCAACAAATGATATTTAGTAATGCTCAGAGGCAATTAACAAAAATGACTGATAAATATTTCAGTCGGGTTAATATATAGATGGAGCAGTGGTTCATTTGCGGAATACAACAAGGCTCGAACCGATAGGCTCGTGCTAAAGCACAATAATCCAGTATACAGGGAGTTCATCGAATATGAAAAGAAAACTTATAAGTTTTGAAGCCTTCGGAAAACTACAAGAAGGTTCGCTCTCTCGTGCAGAAGAAGAATTGATTGCAGCAGAAGACGTACTAGGTAAGACCTTGGGCGTCGATGTTGAATTATTCTGCTATGGCGAGAATGACGTGACATACAAGACACCAGACGGCACATTTATTCATGCCGTATACAAGCTAGAAAACGATCAAGTTATCCTAGAAAACATTGAGGAATTGGTTATTGAAGAAGGGTCGGCTAAGAAAGTAGCTCACGGGATCGTATCCCAAATGGTTGACGCTATTTTGGAAAATAACGACGGAAAAGCCAATACATTATTCGATGAATATTTCGGTTCTCCTGTAATTAAGCGAGAATTGGTTAACGAAGGTTTCAAAGTTACCGTTTCCAAGCCAACCGGCAAGTTCTCTCCGCTTCGTCACAAGAAGCAAAGTCGCACTTTGGTTGCCAAGAGAACTCGTGAAAGACTTAAAACACTCAAGAAGTTGTCCCCAAGCAAGAAACAGGAACTCGGTCGCAAGAGAGATGTTGCTGGTAAGAAGCTAGGCGGCAGCAAGAACCCACGTTGGCGTACATACGCTCGCAAAGCGAAGAATATGAACGAGTGGGCAGTAATGTGCGAAAATGTAATTGATTATTTAGATTACAAGGAATTTGGTCCTGTATTCAAAGATTCCGCAGTACGCACAGATGACCGTGGAAATATCACAGATATTTCTCTTCCAACTATTACCAAGAGAAATGAAGGCAAGATTCTTTCCTTTAATTGGAAGACTTTGGATCACGAAGTAAAGGTACTTCGTAGCGGTGCCAAGAAGATGAATGAAGACCAAGTTTTCATTCGTGCTATGGCCGATCTAAAGCGTTACAACAACATTTCTGACAATTCTGCACTTGAAGAAACATTGGAAGCCATTGTTAGTAGATGGCCAGATGTTCTTTATCTAACTCAGAACGAATTAGCTGAGCAAATTGCAGAATCTCTAAACATCGCAAATGTCAACAACTACGACGATGACACATGCATTTTCATGGCGGAAGCAATTCTTAGAACTGCTCATCACGCCTATACAGATCGTGTAAAGAAAATTGCTACAGTCGCCGGTGTTGCTCATGACATTACTAGCGAATGCAAAGAATGCAGTGATTCTTATGTTGAATTCAAGAATGTAGCAGACAAGCTATTCAAGCAACTTGATGAATCTGACAATGCTGATCTAAGAGTATTCTCTGATCTTTACAAAGCATTGCATGAAGTTCACAAGATTGCTCTCGAAAGCGGCGATGAAGTTACAAAGGTTGAAACAGCAGACTTTATGTCTGATTGTGAAGCCGTTCTAAATCGTGAGTCTAAGCCAAATCTTGAATTGGCCGAACAAATTGCAGGTTATTTGCAAGACCTAGTAGAAGCCAATGTAGATGGTGCGGCTGAAGATTGGGACGTATCTAACAGTGTTCACAACACAGTAAGTGGCGACCACCCAAGAATGAATTGGGCCGCTAAACAATACGACGCAGTACCAAGCAACCATTTGGGCGATTGGGGAAGCGAAGCTCCTGTAAGCGACGGCAAGTCTTTCAAGAACAACTTGGATGACGAAATGAGAAATCGTAGCTGGGGCAATATTGGAGGCGAAGGAACATATCCTTCGTTGAAGAATCCTTATGTACCTGAGCCATTCGGTGATTACACCATGAAGGGCGAAAAGGGTGCAGAGAAAGATGGAGACGACGATTGGAGCCGTTGGCAGTCTACGGACACATGGCCGAACTTGAAGAATCCATATGTTCCACAAGAAGCTGGTGGCACTGGTGGCAGTGGCTACAAGATGAAGTCGGATAACCTAGTTGTAGACCAATAAGGAGCTAAATGAACAGCAGAGATATGTTACTTATTGACTGCTGCGACGAAGGTAGCTTTGTCTTGAATCTTAATGAGTCTACTGAAAAGGGGACCACAAAATTTCGAGGCAAATTCCAAGAAGCAGAAGCCAAGAATAAAAACAATAGAGTTTACCCTTACGCCATCCTAGATGAGAACGTCAAGAAATTGTCGCCTATTATCAAGGCTCGTGGATTAGTAGGAGAACTTGACCACCCAACAGATAGTGTTATTCACTTTGAGAAGGCATCCCACATCGTAACTAATATTTGGTGGGAAGGCAATAACTTAATGGGTGAAGGCGAGATATTGAATACGCCAGCAGGCAGAATACTAAAGGCTCTATTAAACGATGGAGTCAGAGTAGGTATTAGCAGTCGTGGTGTAGGCAATGGAAGAGAAGAGAATGGAACATTTGTGATTGGCGAAAGCTACAAACTTATTACGTTTGATGCTGTTGCTGATCCAAGCACACATGCTGCTTTTCAGGAAAAAGTAGTAGGTAAGAAAGAAAATTATGATCTGGCAAGCGAATTTACTAATTCTTCTACTAAAAATGAAAGTAGAAGTATAAATAAAGTAAATAAAGAAGCTCTTATCGCTTGTTTGGGTGGAATCATAGAACAACAAACTAGCAACATTAAAGCGAGGTTAGGCTAATGGATAATAAAATTGTAGAAGCACTAAAAAAGCTATTACCTGAATCTGAAATCAATGAGGTTGCAGCCGCAGTTGAGAAGATGTTGGAGCAGGCAAAGAACAATCTCGAAAAAGAATTTAACGAGAAACTTGAAGAAGCCTATTCTGAGCTTTCTAATGAACTAGCTGAATCCGAAAAGACAGCAGAAAAAGGTTATGAAGAAGCATACGCAATCATTGCTGATTTGCGTAACCGTCTTGAAGTTCAAGGCGAAGAGTACAAGTCTCAACTTGAAGAAGGCTATGAAGAAGCCTATCAACTATTGAAGACCGAACGTGAGAAGAACAATCAGCTTGAAGTTGAGATGTACGAAGAGTACGACAAGAAACTTCAGGAAATGAAGGACTACATTGTTGAAAAAGTAGACCAGTTCTTGCAATTCAAGGGCCAAGAAATCTACGAGCAAGCTCGTCGAGAAGTATTGAACGACCCACGCATGGCAGAACACAAGGTTGCTTTGGACAAGATCGTAGAAGTTACTTCTAACTATCTCACAGACGCAGACTTCAATGTAGTAACAAGCACCAAGTTGGATGCAGTTAGCAAGCAGATGGAAGAAATGAAGGGCCAACTCAAGATTATGGAAGCCCGCAATATCCGTTTGTCTACAGAAAATACAAAGCTCAATGAGTGGAAGCGTCAAGCTGAAAACCTACTCACTGAAGCAACAAAAGTAACGGCTGGTGAGAAAAAAGCACAGACCATTACAGAACAGAAAGAAAGAGTAGCGAAAGGCAAGAACGCAACGGGGAGAGGACAAGTTGCTGAAGATAATGTAGTTATAGCGGAATATAACGACAATAGCAGCGACATGGACCAACTTTTGGTCCTATCTGGTCTAAAAAGCCAGTAAGCCAAATAGCAGTTACTAACTAGGAAATAAATAAATATGAACGCAAATGCTAGATTTCTTAATGAAGCAAAGCAGTTAGAAACTCGCTGGGCAAAGACAGGTCTTCTAAATAACATTGAAGATAAATACGTCCGCTCTGCCACAGCAGTTCTACTCGAAAACCAAAGACTGGTAAATGAAGCCAGCACCGACACGAGCGACATCGCTCAGTTCAAGAGAATTTCGATTCCTCTTGTACGTCGTATCTACCCACAACTTATTGCGAACAAGATTGTATCTGTTCAGCCATTGTTGGGTCCAACAGGTTTGGTCTATTACCTAAGATTCCGTTATTCCAGCAACAAGGGCGCAACCCGTGGTGCAGACAATAATGGCGGATACCCCGGCGATGACGCAAACAGCTTGATGCAACTTGCAGACGGTACAGCTAATTTGGACATTTGGTACTCTCACCAATTCGTTCAGAACGAAGCTACCTCTGTAGATGATGGTGCTGATGTTACAGCAACTTATGCTCCACTTGAGCATACCCCGATTTTGCCGGGTACTGTAACTGGTACTGTTTATGACGCATCTGTAGCCGTCCAGACATTCGTAGTTTCTTCTGCTGGTGCTTTCACCTTCAGTGACATTGGAACTCCTGTAAACAAGGCAACATCCGGTGCGTTGAATGTAAACACTGGTGAGTTGACATTGACATGGAACAATGCTCCGGGTGCAAACCACGCAGTAATGAACTATGAACACAATATGGAATGTCAACAAGACCTTCCTGAAATCAACTTGGTCGTAGAAAGTGAAGACATCACTGCTAAGACTCGTAAGTTGAAGGCTGTATGGTCCTACGAAGCTCAGCAAGACCTACGTTCCCAGCACAACTTGGACGCAGAAGCTGAATTGACAGCAGTATTGGCTCAGGAAATCAACTTGGAAATCGACCGTGAAGTATTGGGCGACCTTCGTGACAATGCTGGTACGGTAACAGCTTGGGACTTTAACACCAGCCTTGGCGAAACAATCAAGGAAAAGTATGAGTCTCTATACATCAAGTTGGTTGAAGTATCTGCGGTTATTCACCGTAAGACTCTTCGTGGTGGTGCCAATTGGGTCGTAACAAGCCCAGAAGTTGCTTCCATGTTCGAGACAGCAACAGCCGGTTTTGCACCTGCTCCAAGTGAAACATTCACAAGCAGCTTGGGCATTCAGTATGTAGGTACTGTAAATAATCGTTGGAGACTGTACAAAGACCCACTATTCCCAAGCAATCAGTTGCTCATGGGTTACAAGGGCGATACATACCTCGACTCCGGTTACTTCTACTGTCCATATGTACCGTTGACACAAACACCAGTGGTCCTTGACCCAGAATCCTTCTGCCCACGCAAGGGTATTCTAACTCGCTATGGCAAGAAATTGCTTCGTGAGGGTGCTAAGTTCTACGCTCGTATGAGCATCGCAAACTTCATCATCTAAGCTAGTCTTGGATTGAAGTAGGAAATAAAGAAGCCCGGTCAGAAATGGCCGGGCTTTTCTTTTTTCTATATGTTCATATAATTTGGTATGAGAGAAACTTTAGCAACAACACATCCTCATTTAGCTGCTGAGTGGCATCCGACTAAAAATGGCAATTTAACGCCTAGAGATGTTGTTGCTGGCTCACATAAGAAAGTTTGGTGGAAGTGTAATAAGGGAACATGGCTAAATGGGGACTATGCTGACGACCATGAATGGAAAACTTCCATGAACAGTCGAACGAGCAATAAAAAAGAAAAAGGATGTCCTTGTTGTGTCAATCAAAAAGTCGTCCCATCCAACTGTCTGGCTGCAACACATCCTCATTTAGCTGCTGAGTGGCATCCGACTAAAAATGGCAATTTAACACCTAGAGATGTTGTTGCTGGTAGCAAAATTGTGATTTGGTGGAAGTGTAATAAGGGAACATGGCCAAATGGAGATTATGCTGATGACCATGAATGGGAAGCTGTCGTATACTGTCGCTCAGAGAATGGATGTCCTTGTTGTGTCAATCAAAAAGTCGTCCCATCCAACTGTCTGGCAACAACACATCCTCATTTAGCTGCTGAGTGGCATCCGACTAAAAATGGCAATTTAACAACTAGAGATGTTGTTGCTGGCTCATATAAGAAGGTTTGGTGGAAGTGTGATAAGGGAACATGGCCAAATGGAGATTATGCTGACGACCATGAATGGGAAGCTGTCGTATTTAAACGAACTCAGGGCCGGACGTGTCCTTGTTGTCTCAAAAGAAGGGTCGTCCCATCCAACTGTCTGGCAACAACACATCCTCATTTAGTTGCTGAGTGGCATCCGACTAAAAATGGAAATTTAACACCTAGAGATGTTGTTGCTGGTAGCGAAAAGAAAAGATGGTGGAAATGTGATAAATGTAATCACGAATGGGATGCCATTATAAAGAATAGAACAAGTTGCAGGGCGGCTGGATGCCCAAGATGCAATGAGTCGAAAGGCGAAAAAGCAGTTGTCGCTCATTTGGAATCATTAGGTTTTGTTAGAGACAAAGATTTTCTTTGTCAATATATCACAAAAACAGACCGCCCCGACTTCATAATACCCAAACTTAAATGTTTTATAGAAGTTAATGGAAGGCAACATTACATTCCGGTTGACTTTGGTTCAAAGAAGAAATACGCTGCTTTACATAACTTAATACGCAACATTCGCAGCGATAACAAAAAACTCCAACGATCAATCATCAAGGGTTGGCCACTTCTGACAATCCCTTATTGGAACTTTGATCGTATCCCAGAAATCCTAAATGATATGCTCGCAGGTAAAACTCCGACTTTCTCGGATTCACCAGAGATTGTCAAAAAATATGAACCTACAAGGAAAAAAATCAGGGACCGACTTGGCATTAAAGGTCCAGAAATATTGTGTGGTTGGATCAAATAAAGAAGCCCGGTCAGAAATGGCCGGGCTTTTTTATTTTTAGGCACTCTCGTACTTATAACCATCCACAAAATCTTTTAAATGTTTTTCGTAGTCTTTAAGTTCTCCAAGGGCAAATCGTGGTGCTAAAAGATCGCTATAATCAGCCAATGTTTTGCAAGCATGTTCGTAACTGTTGAAAATGCCCGGATATTGGTCCCTTGTTTTGCCGGTCCAGTTATTCATGTCGATGAGCATTTTTTGCCAACTGCCATTCCTGTGCATTGACCAGCCCGGTGTCTCGACATTCCAATGGAAGTAATCTTCACCTTCATTGTTAAGAATATCACCCATTGCCATTGTTTGTAATCGAGCCGAATCATCGGATGCTGCAATCTCAGGATGCTTCTTCTCCCATGCTTCTTGACGACGTTTTTCCCATTCTTTCTCGTATTTATTATACAAGTCTTTCTCGTCTTGCCAATAACCATGAATAGTCCACTGCCCCGGCCAAAGATGGCGTGGTTCTTCTTTAATCTCAATGTGCCATATTTCTTTCAGCCATTGAAAATATGCTGGGTCTTGCCATCGTGCTTGATCGTTTCTCATTTTATTTCACAACGTATTTAACGCCTTCCACGATCAACCAATTGATTGTACGGTGGTCTACTTGACGTAATTTATTCGATGTGACTTCATCTAGGTCTTCGACCATAGAACGCCCCAGAAGCGGCTCTGGGCGGATTAAACGGCCTCTCAGGGTACGTTCCTGCCCGTCTACTTTAACAAAATTGACCGTAAATGGTTTATTATGAGATTCGATCAAAATCTCTGCTGCCTGCATTTTGGTTAATTTAACTTCTTCTTCAAAATGATCGGCAGATAAAGCTCGTGCGACAAGTTCTTTGCCTTGAACACGAATAACTTTGCCGGGATAATCTACGTCTTCAACAAGTAATTCATCCCCATCATTTTGAGAACCCTTTACTTTAGCGTAATGGATTATGGCGAGTACATCGCCAGCTTTGATGGTTTGAGGATTTGTTGGGTGTTTTTTACGGTCGAACATTGTTTTGCCTTTCAGTTAGGGTTAAAGTCATTATAAGTATATCGGCAAAAATGGCAAATAACTTTAGCCTCAATTGACCGACACAGAAATTCCATTACAATTTATCTGACCCTTACCCGGAGAAGTCAATGCAAATAGATTATGAAATCAAATTGGGATTCGACGACGTGTTAATTCGACCAAAAAGGTCAAAAATGGCAAGTCGCAAATTGATTGATCTAAAAAGAACTTATACCGGATTGAACAGCAAGGCAAATATAACTGGCGTGCCGATTATCGCCGCCAATATGGACACAGTAGGGACTATCGCTATAGCTGAAGGATTGGCTCAAAATGAAATGTTTACTTGTTTACACAAGTTCTACGATATTGAAAAGTTGGTATATTTCTTTGATACAAATCCAGCAGCCAAATACAGCTTTTATACAACTGGAATTATGGAAGAAGATTTGTCAAAATTAAAATCAATTAGAATGATGAAGGCAAAAATTCAAAATATTTGTGTAGATGTCGCAAATGGATATACAGAATTTTTCCAAAATAAAGTAAAAGAAATTCGTGAGTTATTCCCAAATGCTGTTATTATGGCAGGAAATGTAGTTACACCAGAAATGGTTCAAGAACTATTGATTTCTGGGGCGGCAGATATTGTCAAAATTGGGATAGTCCC